CGAACGCTGCAAAAACTGACACGGCTGCACCAACACCAGCACCCAGTGGCCCAAATATCTGCAATAACTGTGGAGCCTGTTGACCAAAGGCTTGCATCTTTGAGGTACCATTGGCGACCTGAACAGCATAGTCACCGATTTGATAACCAGCTTGCTGCAATCCCCCCATAGCAAATTTACGCAAGTCTTTACCAGCACCCGTAAGCGCGCCGCCAAACTGGTTCATCTGGACGCCAGTGCGCCTAGCTTGCCCCTCAAGGCTCTTCATTTGGTTTTCAGCGCGCTTCAGCGGGCGGGTTAATTCATCGCGCCCAGCGAGGACATATTCTAAGCGTTCTTTCATTTCTTTAACTTGTCCTCTGCAATATTAAAGTAAGCTACCCATTCATTATACTCACTTACAGATATTTTCTCAATCTCTGCTATCGTCTTGCCTAATTTCTCAGCCAAGACGACTAAGTTGAACCTAAATGGGTTTGCTCTCAGTTTCCCTCATGTTCCTCCACGGACGTTGAAGAGAACATAGGGACAGCAATCTTGTAGATTAACTCATGCGGCAAGCGCCGAAGCATAGGCTTATGCTCCAAGGTAAATGCTTTCTCGCCGTTCTCATCTAATGCTTTCTGTATGATTACATCAAACATAGCTTCGATCTTAGTTGACGGGAAGTCATCGTGCTTACGTTGTAAGTTAGCCATATCAAGGCCGCTGAAGGGTGTGTAAAAAAGGCGCAAAGGTTTACCCTCTGCACCTAATTCTGGCACATCAACGTATTCGGTTTTCTCCGCTTCCAAATACGCTTTTAGTGCGTCTGCCGCTGTACTCATTTAATCCACCTATTAAGTTACGTCACCGCGTGTCAACGCACCGTTACCTTGGAACGAAATGCTTGCTTCAACAAGCCCGTCAAAGGATGCGGTAATGTCAAACCCAGTAACAATGATACTACCTGTGTAGTAGTTGTCGCCTGAAGTGTCACCTTCAGGATAAACATTCAGTGTAGCTGTAGAGCCTACTGTTAGAGCAACCTGACCGCTTGTGTCAGTCTCGTCCCAGAATACATCAACTGATCCGCTGAATGATGTTAGTGTTGGAAGATATGTGCGGGCGCTGTCGCCCATTGCTGTATCTTCAACAGTATCGCCCACCTCTGAGATTGAGTATGAGCGGATTTCTGCAATTGCATTAGAACCGACCTTTACGGTTCCTTCACTGCCAGTATGAGTTGCCATTGGAAGTCTCCTTATTTGGCGGTTTCAACGTCGTTTATAGGTGTAACATACTGAACAGAGTATGTCAGCTTCGCTACACCAAGTATTTGGTCAGCATCACCATCAAACTGTATCTGCGTAGATGTTAGCACCGTAAACTTCGCAAGGCCATCAAGCGTAAACTTGGTAGCCATCGCTTCTTCGACTTGGACGGCTATTGCGTCCACATCATCATCGAAACTGCTAGTCTCTCGAACGTAGCAGTCAATCTCAAGGGAAAGCTCCCTAATCATATCGGTAACACCAGCCTGCAAACGCTGACTTGTCTCAGTTCCAGTGTAAACACTGATAGCAGGAAGGTTAGTGTCGTTTAGCGGATGCACGCGCGTTGTATACACGCGGCGCTTCACTAGGCTTACGTTAGCCTTTAGCAAATCAGCAACTTTGTCTCGTATCTGCTTTCTAACGTGCGCCATTATTGTTTTTCCAGATGTATGGTAGTTACGCCAGTGCCATCATGCACCCAAGCAACAACGCGATAATTTACGCTGCTGATAATCAAGAAGTCATCTTCCGCGATATAGGGAACGTCGCCCGTCTTGCACATAAAGCGCGGTTGCTCCTGATGAACCAACGCAATACCGCCAGCGTCAACGGGAACTGTCTCATTATCAAAGATGCCGATTATTGTGCTGTCGCCTAAACCCAGCTTGCGCTGATAGGTTACGCTTTGAGCAAATTCATCTACGTTGAAGAGATAACCTAAGTCATCCGTCAGAGATAGCGCCATCTTCTTCTACTTCCTGTTCCTCTTCGACCTTGCCGTCGTCTAGTGCCGCATAACCGCGATCAATTAGCTTTTGAGCAACACGATCAATTACTTCATGCACCCTACCAGATTTTGACGGGATGCCATGAATTATTGCATCTTTTATTAACTTAATCTTCATTTCTTCGCCCGTGTTGATTTAGGCTTTGCAGCGCGGTCTGTCGAAGCAGCAGTAGGCTTTGGCTCTGGTGCCACGGCAACTCGCCCATAGGCCGTCAACGAAGCCGCCTCATCTGTTCCTAGCTCAACTATCTCACCCGCTTTACGCGATGCGCCCGCTGCGACACATGATTTTAGAATGATGTACTTCATTTTTGACCCCTCAGAAGAGGGGGCGGCTTTCATGCCGCCCCACGTTAGCATTATGCGCCGTCGTTGTTGACTGCGAAGCTAACTGCGTGACGTACTGCTACGTCAACAGTTTGCAGTGCAACGATGCGAACTGTGCCAGATGTTGATGCAGTGTATGGATCAACTGTGATGTCCAAACCACCGTACATACCAATCAACAGATCAGAGAAGTTACCGAAGTATAAATCGCCTGCTGTTACTTGGTTTGAGATAATTGCACGGTAGCCGTTCATCTCACCACCCGCCAAGACAAACTGGCCTGAACCAGCATCTTTAGCAGTTGTTTTCAATGAACCAGCCATACCTGCTGGCAAGATGTACGCTAGGTTGCCCATAAGCGCGTTATCTTCTGCAACTGCTGTTTCCATCGCGACCACTTCTGCGAATGTTGGGTTGGCTGCTGCAAACGCTGTTGGAGCGTTGATGCCAGATGTATTTTTAACACCTGTTGGCGCACCTGATGTGCCGTCGCCCTGAAGCGCACCGTTGTCGATTGCTAGTGCGATACCTGTTGATAGGTCATTACGAACTAGGTTTTCGATGTCCAGTGAAGATTGCATCATCATCAAACGTGTGATGTCAGTGAACGCACCAATTGTTTTTGGTGACATTGTGACCTGACCGAATGTTGGCTCACTCTCAGTTGATGCGCCACCTTCAGTTGCAATCCAAGCCGCAGTTGATGCAGTTGCCTTACGTGGGATTTTTACGTCGCCTTGTAGACCTGTCAACATTGTCGCGCCAGCTTGCATCACTGATGATGCGTTGCGTAGTACGTCAATGAAGTCACCGCCGCGATACGCTTCTGCAACCATTGCGCTGTCGTCTGATGTGTTCAGATCACGCTGGCCCCAAGAGCGTAGAACGTCATGTGGCATGTATAGACCTTGCGGGTCTGCGCCAGCACGCTTTGCTGCTTCTTGTGATGCTTCAAACTCGAAACGTGCAGCTTCTTGCGCGTTACGGTCTGTTGGGTTCGCCATCGCACGGATTGCGTTCATCAAAGAGAAGTTACGAACTTCTTTCTTTGTTAGGCCAATCTCTTGTGTGTCTAGTGGCGCGTTTCCAATCGCTTCTAGTAGCTCACCACGGAACTCAGCTAGTGAACGACCATTTTTTACAGCTTCGTCTGCCATATCGCGCTTGTTGTGCTTTGCTGCAAGGCGATACATCTCTGCTGTATCTTTAGCTGCGGAACGTGCTGCTTCTGCGCGAACCGCCTCTACGTCTACTTGTACTTCTTCTGACATAGTAGTTTCCTCAATAAGAGTTTCTGTTTTGGGTTTTGCGGGTGGCGCTTCTGCTGCACGACCTACCCCGACTGTCCTGTCTGCGGGTATTGATACAACCGAAACCTCCATTGGCAGCCAATTATCAACACGGTAGCTACCCGTCTTGTCCTCGACCATTGAGTTGACATGATAGCCAACAGAAATGTTGCTTCTGATACCGTCCACAACATCTTCGAACACATCTTTGGCAAGCCCATTTCTTCCGAAACGAACCGTCGCACGCAAACGGCGTGCCGAGCCATCGAGGCGAACATCCTCTACTACACCAATCTGCTGGCGTGGATCGTGATCCAGCAACAGCGGCATAGTGCCTGAGCGCGCAAAGCTAAGATCAATGCTGCGCTCATCGTGATCTAATACTTCTGTCCCAAAGCTGCGCTCAACAGGCTCTTCGCTGGATACAGCGATTTGGACTGTGCGCTTCTCTTCGTCAACAACTTTTGTATCAAACATCATGCCGCGAGTTTCCATTTTCTCACGATCAAAACGCTCTTTATCCTTGTAACCGCGCTCCGCCGTTTTGGTCAGCGTAGAAAAGCGATGCCCAACCATGCGGCCTGAAGCCTCATAGCCATCCTCGCCTTCGCGGTACACTTCAATCAACGCAGCAGGATCATCTGCATCGCCGTTGATCGTAAAGTCACTATCTGGAACGTCGATAGAACCATCACGCTCTATACGCTCAATCTTGCCATAAGCCTCACCGCCTGAACTGTCCCAGCTAACAAAATCGCCAACACTCAGTCCATCTGGTTCTGCACGAACTTCATCAGTCATTGTTTCATCCTCAATATCTGCCGATATTGTATCAGATTTATCCATATCTTGCATAGAGCGTTCCTTTTCTAAGCGTTCTGCGATCCTTTTGCTAAACGAGTAGCCTGCGTTGCCACCC